CATTCGCCCCACCGACATCGTCAAGATCACCGGCTACACCCGGGAACACGTCCGCCGCATCCTTCGCGCCCAAGGCATCGAGGCCAGCAGATGACCGACCCCCGCGTCGCCCAGTACGAGCAGGAACGCGCCGACGCCGTCGAGCTGGCGCACCGCGCGATGGCCACCTCCTACATCGGCAAGCCACCACCCGGGCTGCGCGGTGACGCTGACCGTATGGTCGCGGCGCTGCTCAAGGCCGGGTGGACACCGCCGGGGGAGCGGGTCACGGAGCATGCGGTGCGGATGGAGAGCGGTGCGATGAGCATCCGCACCGGCGCGCTCGAGCGGATCTACCCGAAGCTCGACGACTGGATCCAGGCTGAGCAGCGGCTCGGCTCGACGGTAGCCAAGCGGCGGATCATCGTCGTCGAGGACTGGACCGAGGTGCCCCGTGGATGACTCGATCGTCACCTTCCTCAACGCCCGGCTCGATGAGCGGGAGGCGCGGGCGCGCGCGGTCGAGGACAACAGCGCGCCGTGGGTCGGGCAGTGGAAGGCGGACGGCAACCACGCGCTGCGCACCTACAACGACTGGGTGCTGGCGTACCTGCCCGGCGCGCGCCCGTTCGCGCCCGGCGTGCTCGCGCACATCGCCGACAACGACCCGGCCTACGTGCTGGCCGACGTGGCCAGCAAGCGGCAGGTCGTCCGGCTGCACTCGCCGTGCGTCGACGAGCCGGAGTGCCACGTCTGCGGGCCGCACGGCACCTCGGGCGCGTGCCTGACGCTGTGCCTGCTTGTGCTGCCCTACGCCGGGCACGCTGCCTACGACGAGAGGTGGAAGCCGTGATCATCGCCCTGTGGCTGCTGTCCATCCTCGGCTTCGTCCTGGGCGCCACCGTCGCGCCCGGCGCGGTCAACATGGGTGTCGGGGTCGGCCTTGTGGCCCTGGTGGTCACGATCGCCAACCGAGGGTTCCGGTTCGACTAAAGGAGGCACTTCGTGCCGCACACTGAAGGCATGAGCACCGCACCGGGCGGGCACGTCCCGCCAATCGCGACCGGCCACGACAGCATCCGGGCCGTGCTGTCCGAAGGCGAAGCCTGGGTCGATGCCGACGCGCTCAATCAGTACGGCGCCGAGTTCTTCTCCAAGATGGGAGGCGGCGCGATCAAGTCGGAGAACATCCACCCGGCCGACGGCGGGCTCCGCAACTCCATCGTGAAGCTGTCCGCCTACGTGCCCGTCTCCGCCGAGCTGCTGGTGGAATACACCACTCCGCCGTCCGAAGAGGACGTCGCACGCTGGCGTACAGAGGAGCAGACCCGCCACGCCCGCGAAGACGCGCGGCACGCCCAGCTGCTCGCGGCCGGGAACCTTCGGTGAGATCTCTGACCTAATCGAACAACTGGACAAGCCATGAACGCCGCAGTCTGGCTCCTGGTCGTCGCAGGCGTGTCGCTCCTGCTCGCGATGACGCTGCCCACCGGAGACCAGCCCCAGCTCCAGCGCGCCGACATCCCCGCCTACGTCGCGATGTGCGTCTTCACGGGCTCGTTCGTCGGCTCGATCCTCCTCATCGTCACCGGCGCGAGCGCACTATGACCTCCACCAGGTTCCTCGGCAAGACAGGCGGTACGTGATGGCCGGAAAGATCTGGGGTGGCGACCAGCGACCACCCGACGAGAAAGAACGCTCCGCCCTGATGGACGCCGACGTCGTCGCCCTGCGCCGCAAACGCATCACCTGGGACGAAATCGGCCAGATCATGGCCGACAAATACCGCACCGACAGCGACGAGCCCTACCGCAAGCAGACCATGTACAAACGGTGGAAGGCCGCGATCGCCGCCGTCCCCGCGAAAGAAGTCCTCGCGCACCGCGCCGAACTGAACGAACTCCTCGACGAGCTGATCGACCAGGCCAACGTGATCATGCGCAAGGACCACCTCGCGCACTCCAACGGGCGCGTCGTCGAACTCCACGGCGAACCCGTCATCGACGACGGCCCGAAACTTGCCGCGATGGCCGAGATGCGGAAGTTGGTCGGCGAGATCCGGCAACTCAACGGGTTGACGGTGCCGGTCAAGCAGGAGGTCGGCGTCGACGCGACCGTCTCGTACACGATCAACGGCGTGGACGTCGGGAAGCTGACCTGAACCACTCCCGGGTGACAATGCGACTATGCCTGACGCCACGACCTACCTCTACAAGATCACCCCCGGTGCCGTACACGACGGCGACACCCTCTGGGTCACCATCGACCTCGGGTTCTACCTCGCACACACCGTCAAGATCCGGCTCGCCGGTATCAACGCCCCCGAGCTCGCCACCCCAGCCGGGGCACCGGCCCGCGACGCGCTGATCGCGTTCATCACGACGCACCCCGGCCAGTGGACCGCCCGCACCTACAAGAGCGGCGAGGAAAAGTACGGCCGCTGGCTCGCGACGCTGTACGCACCCGACGGCACCGACGTGTGCGCGTGGATGCTCACCAACGGCTACGCCATCCCCGACACCACCGGCGTGAGCACACCATGACCGCGGCCGCCGTGCTGGAGCACACCTACACGCCGCGCGGCACCGCGATCGAGCTCATGCACTGCCGCGAACCCGAAGTGCTGCTCTCCGGGCCGGCGGGCACCGGCAAGTCCCGCGCCTGCCTGGAGAAGATCCACGCCGTGTGCCTCGCGACGCCGGGTGTCCGGGCGTTGATGGTCCGCAAGACCGCGATCTCGATGACGTCCACTGGCCTGGTCACCTACCGCGAGCACGTCGCGAAGGAATCCATCGAAGCCGGGCACGTCCGCTGGTACGGCGGCAGCCAGCAAGAGGCCGCCTGCTACCGCTACTCGAACGGCAGCGTGCTGGTCGTCGGCGGCATGGATAAGCCGACGAAGATCATGTCCTCGGAGTACGACATCGCCTACGTGCAGGAGGCGATCGAGCTCACCAAGAACGACTGGGAAGCCATCACCACCCGGCTGCGCAACGGGAAGATCAGCTTCCAGCAGTTGCTCGCCGACACCAACCCCGACCGCGAAACCCACTGGCTCAACCGGCGCAGCCAAGACGGCACCACCGTCATGCTCGAATCCCGCCACGAAGACAACCCCGTCTACTACGACGACAACGGCCAGATCACCGAGAAAGGCCGCGCCTACATCCACGGGAAGCTCGACAAACTCACCGGGCTGCGGAAGCTCCGGCTACGGCACGGCAAGTGGGTGTCGGCTGAGGGTGTCATCTACGAGGGGTTCGACCGGGCGGTGCACGTCATCCCGCGGTTCCCGATCCCGGACTCGTGGACGCGGTGGTGGGCGGTCGACTTCGGGTTCGTGCACCCGTTCGCCGCGCAGTGGTGGGCCGAAGACCCCGACGGCCGGCTGTACCTGTACCGGGAGATCCTGCACACGCAACGCCTCGTCGAGGACCACGCCCGCACGATGCTGCGCGCCGTGACGAAGCTCCAGCCCGGCCAGCGCGACAGCGGGGCGGACGACAGCGCGAACGAGGTGCTCGCGTCGCTCAAGGCCGGTCGTCGCGTGTGGACCGAACCGAAACCGCGCGGCATCATCTGCGACCACGACGCCGAAGACCGCGCCACCCTCGAACGCCACCTCGGCCGGTCGACCTCCGCGGCGAAGAAGTCCGTCTCCGACGGCATCCAAGCCGTCGCGGCGCGCTGGAAGCTGCAAGGTGACGGGAAGGCCCGGCTGTATCTGCTGGAGAACAGCCTGATCGAGAAGGACCAGGCGCTCGTCGACGCCGAGCACCCGACGTGCCTGGAGGAGGAGATCCCCGGCTACGCGTGGGACACCGCCGACGGGCGCAAGCCGAAGGATCAGCCGCTGAAGGAGCTCGACGACGCCGACGACACGATGCGGTACATGGTCGCCGAGAAGGACCTGGGCGGACGGCCAGGGATCCGCGTGATGGGCGGCGGCCGGCGGTAGCATCGTCTCGCAGCAGTCGGCGCCCGCCGGGATCGGGCGGCCGGCTGGGAATGGCCCCCGTTGAGCGTCGTGCTCCGGGGGCCTTCCGCTTGTCACCGCCCCGCGCACTCTGAGTG